TTTACTAGCAATATTCGGAGCAAAATGGTGTTGTGTATTTGCATCCACAGCTGGAGGGGTAACTAATGGATTGGTTCACACTTGGATAGGATGGAAAGGCGAATTGAAAAATGTAGGATTAGCGGCAGCCGCAGGCTGGATATCCGCAGAATTTTTTATACCTGCATTAATGGAGCAATTTGAATTCGGTACATACACGGCATTAGCAATAGCGTTTATGATAGGATATATGGGGATCAGAATACTTCCTCATTTGGAGAAGAAAATTGTCAAAAGAGTCGATAAATCACTCGATAAAGCATTTGATGACAAAGACTAAAAGGAAAAGGTTGTAATGGCTAAATTACAAACAATAGATGAATTGAGGGATTATGCGTATCGAAAACTTGGAGCTCCGAAGATTGAGATCCAAGTGGACGATTCTCAAGCATATGACAGAATAGATGATGCTCTTCAATTATTTGTGGAGAGACATTTTGATGGAGCTGAAGAGAAATTCATAACAATTGAGTTTACCGCGGCTGACGAAACAAACGAATATTTAACCTTAGGGGATGATATCGTGGCAGTAACACGAATCTACGAACCGGGAAGATATAGTTCTGAAGCAATGTCTGATGTTCGCTACAGGATTATGTTTGATGAAATGTTCGATATGACCAAAGTTAATATGCAGTATTTTGAGATAACGATGGAACATCTTGAAATGATTCAAAGTTATTTCAGACTAGACAGAACCTTCACATTTAATAAGGCTAGTCACAGGCTCTATTCTCATTCGGGAAAGATTATAGAAGGAAATAAAATTCTTATCCGAGCCTGGCAAGCAGTAAGACCCGATGAAGCTAACGGTTATGCCGTAGATATATTCAATGACGAATGGATTAAGAAGTACGCCACTGCTCAAATTAAACAGCAATGGGGTGCTAATATGAAACAATTTGATGGAATGCCTTTACCTGGTGGAATCACCATAAATGGGCAACAAGTTTGGGATGAAGCTAAAGAAGAGATTGACAAACTCGAAGAAGAATTTTCCCTTAACTACGAACTTCCAGTAAACTTTATAGTGGGGTAATCTCGTGGGAATGTTTGACAATATGTCCAAATCGCCTATCATACAAGATATGGTGGAAGAGGTTGTCGAAGTTATAGGTTTTCAAGCTAAATACCTTCCTCGCAAATATAGTACGGCTCTTGATCCTATCTTCGGAGAGGACCCATCGAGCAAATTTGATACTGTATGGACATTGCAAATTCTTATTGATGAATATCAAGAATACGGAGATGTAGGAGATTTCTACGGTAAATTTGGTATAAGTGTAACCGATGAAATGAAGGTTACTTTCACTAAGAAATCATTTGCCGAACAGACAGCCGCCACGGATGATGATACACCAATTGCTGGTGATTTGTTATATTTCACGGATGCGGAAGCACTATTTGAAGTTACTTTTGTAGGGAATGATAGCACGTTTTATCCATCACCAGAAGGACCCGCACACGTTTGGACATTAACGCTTAAACCTTGGGAATACGGTGGAGAAGATATTGATGTGGCTGATGCAGAAATAACCGCATTAGAAACTGAGATTGAAACGGCTGTAACTAATGAATTAGATACTCCTGATTGGGATACTATGGATGATGATATTCTTGATCTCTCAGAGATGAACCCATTTGGGAGCACATAATTATGTTTGGAACAACTTTTTATCACGGAACAACAAAAAAATTAATCATCGCCTTTGGATCTGTATTTAATAATATTCACGTTCAACGGACGGAATCTGATGGTACACTTATAAAAGATATTAAAGTACCGCTTGCTTACGAATCCAGAAAGAAATATCTTGCACGCCTGATTCAAGACGCCAAAAAGAACAGACAAGTTCCTCGTATGGGATTTATCTTAACGGGATTACAGGCTGATTATTCACGGGCAGGAAATCAAATGAATGAGTATACATTTACTTCGGCAGTACCCAATATGGGAACTGTTATGTATGCTCCCATTCCGTACAATTACACTTTTGCTCTTGATATTTATGTGGATTATATGGATGATGGACTTCAGATCATTGAACAGATTTTACCTTATTTTCAGCCCGACTTTAATATAGTAATCGAAGAGATTCCTGAATTAGATTTAAAAAGAGATATTCCTATTGAGTTGACCGGAATAAATATGGTAGATGAATTTGAGGGAGATTTTGCAGAACAAAGAATTGTCAACTGGCAACTAGACTTTGAAATTAAGGGATGGCTTTATCCACCAGTACGAGAACAAGGAGTGGTCAAAACTGTTACCACAAAATATTCTACTCCTGATATTATAGGAGATGATGGACAGCCAGAAGAAAAGGGCTGGTTTGTGTTAAACGAGTAGAGTTAAATGATTGATGTTAACAAATTCATCTTATTGTTGAAACAAACGAAAATTGTTCCGGCACCGAAAATTAATGAGGTGAAAACTGTACTTAAAAAGATGGAAAGAGGACAAAAGCTGAGTCTTAAACAGATGGCGATTTTCAATGATATCGCAACTAAAGCCTCGGTAGATCCAATGACAAACACTATGTCTATATTGGCTCTAACTAAGCAAGTCTTGAAAAGACAAATGAAATGATTACATTCTCAAAATATAGTGAAATAGTTAATGCTATTGCTAAAAAATTGAAAGTTTCAAAAGATGAAGCCCTCAATGCTCTTGTAAAAGCACAAGAAAAAGGTATTAACCCTTTGAAATGGCAGAAGCATTTGACTATGTTGCAAACGTTTGTTCAAATAGTTGCTGGAGATTTCAAGGAAAGATTAATGACTCAGCCACAAAAACTTGCTCAAATGCAACATTACTGGGATAATCTCTGGCATATGGCTACAGATAAAGTGAAAAAGAAAAGTATGTTTTCTAGATTTAGAATTAAAAATATCAAACTAGATAACAAAGGAAAAATTATATCATTTGATGAAGGTATAGATTATGAAGAAAAAACGAACCACACAGAAAAGCATTAAAGATAAATTAGATGCAGAATTGCTAGTGGCTGAAGATATTATAGGAGAATTTGAAAGTCCTCCTGATGCAGAATTAATTGAGATTGATAAACGTATTGTAAATACACGCCGAGAGCGTGGTCTTGCACCTCGAACGGAGATACAATCAAATCCAGAAGATGGTGATATCAATAATGATTATCAATATGCTAGAGAGAATCTATATAATCTTATAGAAAGAGGTAATGATGCTCTTGAAGGCATTCTCGAACTTGCTAAGGAAATGGAACATCCGAGAGCATATGAAGTGGCGAGCGGGTTAATCAAAAATGTATCAGAAACTACAATGGAATTATTGAAGATGCAAAAAGAATTGAAGTCCTTGAAAGAAGGAGATTCTCCCAAAACAAATGTAAATAATCTTTACGTTGGTAGTACAGCAGAACTCCAAGAAATGCTGAAAGGAAAAACTCTTGAGGATAAAAACTGAACGTGGCGAATATCGTAATCAAAAAATGGACTGTTGCGTCCGTTCAAGTGGTATATCATATTCCAGATTACATTCATATTCTTAATGAATTTGTATGGCAGACTGAAGATCAAATGCCAGAGTATCCAAGGATTACTCAGTTTCTTGATTATTGGGATAAGAACATTGATGGACCAATAAAAGAAGCATATATCTATGACCACGGCACATCTCAAATCAGACACGTGGACAGAAGATATAAAATCAACTAATTTATATTATGACAAAAATTGCCTACCTAGGAAATCCCCTACTAAAAAGAATAAACGTTCCGCAGAACTATACTCAAGAAGAGATTCAAGAGTATGTAAAATGCAGGGACAATCCAATTTATTTCATTAAAAATTATATCTACATTGTCAACTTAGATAAAGGATTAATGAAATTTGAGTTGTATCCGTTTCAAGAAGATCTGGTACAAGGTCTAGTTGATAACAGATTTACCATAGTCAAATGTCCAAGACAGTCCGGAAAATCACAGACAAGTCTGGCATTTATGCTACATTATGTATTGTTTCACGATCAACGAAACGTGGCTGTTCTAGCTAATAAAGGAGCTACTGCAAGAGAATTGTTAGGTAGACTTCAGATGGCTTATGAAAAACTTCCTATGTTCTTGCAACAAGGTGTATTAGAATGGAACAAAGGTTCTATTCATCTGGAAAATGGATCCCGAATTCTTGCATCTTCCACAGCATCCAGTTCTATTAGAGGTTTTGCTTTTAACTTAATTTTTCTTGATGAGTTTGCGTTTATTCAACAAAATATGGCTGAAGATTTTTTCAGTTCGGTTTATCCTACGATATCATCAGGAAAAGATTCACAAGTTATTATTGTTTCTACTCCAAATGGAATGAATCATTTCTATAAAATGTGGGTGAATGCTACAGAAGGTAGGTCCCAATATAAAGCATTTGAAATTAACTGGTGGGATGTTCCTGGACGTGATGAAGAATGGAAGAAAGAGACAATAGCAAATACTAGTGAGGAACAATTTAGACAAGAGTTTGAAACTGAATTTTTAGGAAGTGCTGGTACACTAGTTAGTCCGGCAAAGATTGCCACTCTTGCTATTAAAACTCCTATAT